TCTTCACCTTTTTCTTTTTCTTCCTCTTTTTCTTTCCGCCTTTAGAAATTTGTTGAGGAATACTAGAGCGAGATATTGTCATAAAAACCTCTTAGAACAGTTTTTCTAATCCGGCCACTACTATAATTAAAATCCCAATACCGTAAATCTTTTTATCTAAATCTTTTAGTTTTTCGTTTTGTTCTTTTAATCGCTCTTCAATATGTTTGTACCTCAGCAAGCACTCTGCCTCATGTTTTTCTAATTTAGAAAGCATAGAAGGAGACGAGGAGGTCTTTTTCTTAACCGATTTTTTAGCTGTAGCCATCAACATTTCCATCTTCTGCGAGCTTGACGTAAACGACTATTTGGGTTTTTAGCCGCTTTAGGAAATTTTTTCATTTGACCAGCTGAACGAGCGCAAAATGATTTACGTCTTTTTGCCGCTTTACTTCCTTTTTTCACTTTACCAGTAACAGCTGTTTTTAACTTACTTCCAGGATTTTCTCGTCTATAACGAGCAACTCCTGCTTTAGTCATCCCCGCCCCACTTTTCGTGGAGCGGAAATATTTTTTAGTTTTAGGCGGTTGCTTATCTGCTTTTCTAGTCATGACAAGAAAAATGTGAGCTTATTACCGCTACCAGTGAACGCAGATACATACGCTCCGCTTTCCGCTAATATACCGTTGTCTGGAATATTAAGAGTATGTAGCCCAGTTGGAAAACTTTGAACTAATAAATCAGAGCCTCCGTTTCCATCTGTAATAGTCAAAGCACCCGCAGAATTACCAAACACAAGTATTTGCCTTATCCTTGATCTTGCGGGTCCAACCACAGCAGCGGAGTCTCCTTGATCAAAATTAAAGGCTTTTACATCAGATCTTGATCCTGCCACGTCAACCTCCTTAGAATACTGAGTATTCTAGTTCAACTGTAAATCTTCCAGCAGTGACATCAGCATTGACTGTAGTTGTCGCTCTAGCATATAAATGTACGTTAGCTACAGCAGCAGTTATATTAGGTACAAAAATGTGATAGTTACCAGCAGTGTCATTAAAGTTTACGTCAATCTCAGTAATTGATTGAGTTGCGCTCAACTGCTCATTAAAAGAGGTAACACCCGCACCAACGATCTCAGTGCCTGAAACAGCAGCGTTAGTAGCTGTCCCGCTTGTAGAACTCAAAGCAAGATTTCCAGCTAAAGTTTGACCAGCAGCTGTAGTGATACCAATCAATGCTCTATGAATAAAAATCTTACTTGGTGTAACAAGATCATCAGGAGCATCTACATTAAGAGTCCCTAACTCTACAAGACAATCACCATCTGCGTAAGCAGTAGAGGCGGCATCAGTAGCCGCTAATGACCCCGCAAACGATTGTATTTTGCGAGTACCCATAGAAATAAGTTGTCCTGTTGCATTTACAGAAAAACCTGTTTCTGTAATCGCACCTGTTGTTCCACTTTCATTGATGACTTTAAATCCAGCTTTTGATCGAACTGGACCTGAAAAGGTAGTAGTAGCCATGTTTTTCTCCTGTCTTGGCTAGTGTCAGCCCCGCATGGGCTGTCAGGAAAATCTACTATAAATGAAAAAAGGGCAACTCGCAAGTCGCCCTTTTCTTTATTTTATTTAAAGCTATGCGCCTGTAGAACCAAACACACAACGTGGATCTGAGAATCCGAAGCTATAACGCTCCCGAGCCTTAAACCTCATGTTGCCAGTATCGAAGTCGCCTTCCATCTGAGTTTTAATAGGCGCACGTTCAAAGTGCTTAAACCCATTAGGTGCATCTGTCTTAATGAAAAATGCATCTGTATCAGTAAGGAAGTGATTAACGACATACCCGTCTGACAACATACCTTTGCTACGAATAGCATTGATATCGTTATCAGCAGTACCAACTCGTAGCGCAGAGGCCATCAAACGCTCTGCAACAAACTGAAGTGCAGGCGGGATGATTAGCTTCATACCACGAAGCGCAATTTTTAGACCACGCTCATCGGTAAAGCCAGAGATACTGATTAAAGCATCTTCTAGAGAGGTTTCGTTTAGATCCGCATTAGTTGATGGCTCGTTAGCGAACGTACCACCTCCTGAAAGCGGGTGTACAAGCGAACAAAGCTCAACACCGTCACCACCAGTTACACTGCTGCTGAAAGCGTTGTTAAGGACATTGGCCGCCTTAACTTGCTTTGTGTGTGCCATTGAACGAGCCAAAGCGCGAGTATAACGAGACGCCAAACGGTCGTACAAGTTATCTTCAATAGCCTCCTCAGTGATTGAGAAAGCCAACGCAATGGTTTCGTGAGTAAAGCGGGAAGTAAATGACTCTTGCGCGTCATCAAAGTTTACCGCTCCACCTTCATTTTTAGTTGGCGCACTACCAAAACCAGCAAGCATTACTTCCTCTTCAAACGCACGGTCTGAAGACTCAGTATCAAAGATCTCTGCATGCTCGTTTTCGTAACGATCATATTCCATGCCAAAGAGGGCATTGAGTCCTGGCTCAAGTTCTTTGGCGAGTTGTGCTCTTGAAATAGGCATTAGTCAACCCTCCTACTTAGTGCCAGTTGTTGTCTTATACGCATGCTCGTTAATGATAACGTAAGCATTAGTATTATTAGACGTTTGATCACTATTATCGGGATCTTTAGAAATACCGATAATCCGAAGTTGTGCTGAACCAGAAGCCGTGGTTGCTGAAATTTCTCCAGCAGACTTACCAGTTGTTGAGCTACCAGATGTCATCGAAGTAGTATCAGCGTTTGCGCCAACACTAGCCTGAGCTAATGTTCCGTCACACTGAATTTCATAGACAATATCTGGATCGTCATATACGTTTGCAACAATATCCGAAGCAGCAATGCTTCCTGGATAAAAATTCTTAAACGTAGGTTTTCCTGATGTAGGATCAGTGTAGCTACAACCTTGGAACACACCAACGCTATCGTCTGCAGTATTGGTTCCAGGAAGAATATCTCCCCCACCACCTGCATCCATAATCACGAGCATGCCCTGATAAATAGGACCAGTTGCTCCCGACGCAATGACGTATTCGTTTGTAGTAAAGTTAGAAACTCCACTGAGCATACGGACAGGCTTTAGTCCAAAAGCGGCATCTTTATTAGCCATTTTTTCTACCTTCCATAAATAAAATAAGTGGCCTACTTAGTATTCGGACCACCAAAGGTTACACGAGATTGCCGATCATTAGTAATCGGCATTGAAGGATGCTGTTCCTTCATAAGGTCGTTATCGACAGCTGTCATTTGATCCGCAGTTTGCGATTCAAAGTATTCTTGACGGCTTTCGGCAATTTCGACTGGCACCTTTGCCAACATCAATCCTCCTACACCAATGACTCCTGCATGCTTACCATCTTCAATAGTTGGGGCATCGAAGTCAGGATAGTCTTCTGCGCGAACAGGTTCATATCCTTCACGGATACGGCCAGAAACATTTTTACGATCTTCATAACCGCGAGTTTCTGTACGAATCCATCTGAATTTATAGCCCTCAGGAGGCGTTGGTGCTTCAAGTGATGACGATGGACGCCAAGGTTTTCTGCGCTCTTGCATTGAGCGAGTTTCAGCAGCGCGAGGAGTTCTTTTTGAAATTTCAGACATTTTAGGCCTCCTTCACGTGTTTCGCATATTCCTCTAGGGGAACTCCGAGTTTTTTAGCAATGGCCACTTGACTTTGAGTCAAACGGACAGTCTTGCGCCCAGACTTTACATTTCGAGAAGCAGGAGCGACGGTTTGGGCGGGTCTCCGCGCACTTCCTGATTTTTGTTCCTCAAACTTATGAGGAAATTCATTACGAAGTCTATTATCAATCTCTTCATAATATTCTTCTGTCGAGGGATCAAACCCCTCTTCTTCGATCAGTTTACGATGAATTGAAAACGCTGTAAAGGTCATTCCTTCATCTTTTCCAAACCACTCGTTATCATTAGCCCATTTTTCGGCTCTTGGATCTATCTGTGGTTGAGGCTGAGCAACGGTTTGAGCAGGCTCAGGAGCAGGCTGAGTAGGAGCTTCTTTTTCTTGAGCCTCTATTCGGGCTTGCTCTCTAGATATTCTATCATTCTGAACACTTAGCCTAGCAATAACTGATTGAGCATCTGCCATTGCTTCAGAGTCACCTTCCTCATAAGCAGCTTTTAATGCTCGTTTTGCCTCTGCTAATTCGCTTTTTACCCGTCCTCCTGCTTCATTTACAAGAGTGGTATTAGCTTTAGAAAAATTAGTGGAAAGTTTATCATTATCATCTTTTAACTTTTTAGCATACTCAATAGCAGCTTGCTCTCGTCTTTCCGCCTCTCTCATTTTATAAGTTAAACGGTCAATACGCTTTTTAACGCCATCTGAGTATTCTTCATGTTCTTTAGAAGAATCTTCTGCAGCCTCTTGCGGTTGCTCTTCTGTTTCTTCTTCAACTTCAACATTTATTTCTTCTTTTTCTTCAAAAAGATCTTCTTGTTGTTTTTCTTTTACTTCAGCCATTTATTTCTCCTATACAGACATTATATCACGGGGATCATTAATAGTGGCGATAATCTCGTCATCGTTAAGAATACGAGGCTCTGCGCCATCTATTTTAAAACGGGAACCAGCATACCTACCGATAAGTACCCAATCGCCCTCTTTACACCAAGGACCATCAGGAAATTTATCTT